GTTTATAATAAATCCAGCACATATTTCTTTATCACCGTCTTGTATAATTACACCTTGAAGCTCACCGTTAACCTGTGGCAAGTAGTCAAGACCTGGAGGGGGAAATCTGCTGTCTTTCCACCACTTCACAAGAGTAGGATAGTTGTCATTTTTTAATAGTCTAGCTTGTATCATACGCCTGTTTTTATTGCATTAGTACTAATTGCAAAAAGCTCAGCTTGACCAGTAGATTCCAATTCAAGAGTCACTTCCATGTAGTAACCGTTTATTTCGGCTCCTTCAATTCTTGAAACCTTTTTTATAAAGCAAAAAGATCCTTGTTGTAGAGTTAAGTCTTCTGCAATAGAATTTAAGGTTATGGTAGTTTTTGTGTGACTATTAATAATTCCTATAAATTCAGATTGATTATTAACTACTTGAAATAAAGCATCACCATTGTTTGTGTTATCCGGTACCTTACTTACTGTTATAATCAAATTATTTACAGTATTAATATTCCCTATACCTTGCGTATCACCTCCTTGGGTAATTTCTGTAGACTCTTCTTGTCTTAGAAAAGCAAACTCCTTACTTCCTTGAGTCACAAATTCTGAGGTCCTAACCGTAGTTTTAACAAAGTTAGTTTCTATTTTAGATTTCCACTTTGCATCACCTTCTAAAATTAAGTTCTTAAAAATCTTATCGCTATCAGGAACATCATTAAATACCGTCTTTATTCTTGCGGTAAATTGCTGACCATAGAAATTACATTTAACATCATTATCCTTGTCATTATGTAAATATAGCTGACCATTTTTTAAGGTGAAAAACCTGTTATTTAAGCTTGTAATTCCCCCAGGAGTAAACGGAGATTCCCCCGTCCATCCTTTGTTTTTTTCAGAAAAATTTAATGTCTGTGCCATTTTAGTTATTTGTAGGGCATATGCCTGTAAAATTCCATGCTGTACCTCCTATTGGGCCTGTAACAATAAGTTTTACTGTAGTTGGTGATGCTGTTGTTTTGTTAAACGTTAAGACTCCTTCTCCATCAGTAGGTTCTGTTGTTCCATTAGCAATATCAGATTGCTGTATATTTATGTTCCTAGTTTCTCCAGTGTCTTCAAAAGTAGTTCCGTTATAAGAATATACTGGTAAATTATTTTTATCTCCTAGAAGCCCTGAATATCTAGAAGGATTTCCTTCAATAAAATCACCCACATATTTAGAATCTGCCATTATAACACCGTCATATTCAAGCTGAAATCTATCAGGAACATCGAATGCGTTATAGCTTATACCTGTGCTGCCTGTGCCAGTACCTAGAACAATTATAGCTTCGTAAATACCTACATTTCCGCTTGCATTAATTCCATTCTGACAACTTACCCCAATTGAGATATCGACTGTAGCAATATTACTTTCGTTAAATCCATCACTAAGCTTGTAAGTAAAGCTGTCTTCAAAATTATTACTGTCGTCATGAGTATAATTTATTGTTTTATTAGTAAGTAAAGCAATACTACCAAAACTAGGCTGACTTACAATTATTACAGTTAAAGGAAGAGAATTTGGATTTATGTCGTTTGATAAAACATTTATATTTTTTAAATCCCCTTTGTTAATATCTAACGAATCATCAACTGCTGTAGGAGGATTTGTAGTAATGTTTATAATAACTTTAGCGTTCTCGCTTTGAATTACACCATTTGATAATCTGTAAAAGAAAACGTCAGATTGAAGAGTGGTTCCAGTATGTGTGTATTTTATTGTATTATTATTATTTAATTCTACATTACCGAATTGCGGTTGAGACATAATTAAAACCTCAATACTTGAAGATTGAACTCCTGTATCATTGTCAAGAACATCTAAATCGCTTACAGACCTAGCAAGCTTGTCAAAAATATCATTTATGGCAATTAATGGTGGATTCTTATCTTGATAATCCCATATAAGATATAGGTCCTGAGTTCTATTTTCACGGTTAAAATCAAAACTTATTTGATTTATAAAGCTGTTAATCGAAACTTGTGTTTGTGTTGTTTCGGGAAATGTTGCATCAGCTAAAATATCATTTATGTTAGATTCATTATACCCTTGGGAGCTTATCAAATAGCCAAGTCTATTCTCTCTGTTAGCGTGAAAAATGCCAGTAGTACTAGAATCTTTAAAGGATTGAATATTTACAGACCTTCCTCTTTCTGGAAACCTTGAATTACCTTCTAATCCTTCTTGAACTTCAAATTTGCTAACAAGAAATTCTTCAAACAAGTGATCTTCACTAAAGAAAGATCCAGCCCCCCATTTATATCTATTTATAATTGTCGTGCCTATATCGCTTTGGTCGGCTAAAACTATACTTATTACTTTCATTGGAATACCAAGAGGGCATACATTAGTAACTTGAATTGTTGCCGTATCGCTTACTGGTGTAATTGTAACCTGAATTGTATTTTTACTTAAATCGGTTCTAGGAATTTCCAAACTAGAGGACTCTGTTACGGCATTATCGCTGTAAATAACTCCGTCGTAAACAGCAGAAACATTAACTTCTCCATTAGTTACCTCAGTATTTAGGACTGTTTCTCCCAAAAGAAAATTTATGTTTAGTACAAATGTGAATGCTTCAGTGATTGTTTTTTGAATAACATTTCCACAAAAAGCATTAAGATTTTCAGATATTTCATCTTCTATACTAATCACGTACTTTTTAAAATAAGCATCATACCCCCCTATCTTTCTGGAAGTAGGATTTTCTATAAAAAGATTTCTAAAATGAGAAGACATTCCGTAATTAATTTCAGTAACCCCATCTGCGGATAGCCTCATTGGAACTCCCCTTCTAGCATTTATCCAATTTACTCTATCTCCGTCCACCGCTAAGCTTTCTGGATTTTTACCTATTCCGTTATTTCCTGCGTATGGAATATATTTTCCAAGTATTTCAGGTATTGTTGCTAATACGCCTTGACCATTAGCCATTGATAATAAATCCTTTCCAAAAAGGACGTAGCCAGTTTTTTCTTCTTGAAGCACTAAAAGGTTGCCTTCTCTAGATAAAGTCCTCTGTATGCTTCCGTGCTGCTTATCTATCTCTTTAAAATTAGCATTACTTAGGTTAAATTCATTTAATCCGTTTATGTTGGTGCTTTCTATGTAAGGTTTTCCGTAAGTGTGATCCGCAAATCTTCTTATCTCTCGATACTCTTCTACACTAGTTGATGAAGGCCTTGTATCAATGCTTAAATAATTCGTGTTGAATTCATCTCTTATTCTAAAGCTTTCAATACCGTTTCCTTGCGTGTAACAATTAAAAAAGTCCATCTCAACTATTGCTGGGCTATCTGTAGAAAAATCTTGATCTTGAACGTTACCTTTATGTTGGCCGTCTACCACATCAAAGCACTGTTCTGTTTCGTAAAATATATCTGTATCTGCTTGTTTAGCAAGTGTTTCGAACACATAAACACCGCTACCTATGCGAACAGTTATTTTAGCTTGTATTCTTCCTTTTCTATTTTTTGTTCCTCCAGAAAGCAAGCCTTTAACTTCTAAGCGTAATCTTCCGTCATCAGCGGAGTTAGCAACTCTTAAAAGATTTAAATTAGGTAAGTAGTCATAATCAAATTCATCTGAGCCATCATCAGCTAAGAGTGAATTTCTGCTAAAGATGACTTCGTTAAACCAACCCTCTAAATCTTCGTAATTTCTTTTTGCAAAAAACTGAGTATCATAAGTGACGTTTTTAAATCCATCATCATCATAATTTCTTGAACTGTTAAAAAATAAAGTTATTGAAGTTCCTGAAGGTATTGCAAGTTCCGAAGCTTCTGGTGTAACCTCACTAAACAACTCAAGATAAGTTAGTGGAAAACGATCCTTGCTACCTATCTCTGGAGCCTCGCTTACTTTTACATCAAAATTATCTCTATTCATAGAAAATCCTTTCGGCATTATTTTCATGTACACCCCTCTTCTTTCTATTATGTCATTTTCATCTTCGTCTTGATTATTTAAGATAAAATCCTCTTCCTTAACTTCAATTTCCAAAACCTTAATTTTAATAGGGTCGGTCATTATTACTTGTCCAGCCTTCTTAATAATTAAAAAGTCACCTACTGAAATCTTGTCTTTATTGTTTCCTTCAAGTTTACAAAATGTATAAAAATCTTCTGAATAAAATTCGGTAACATAAATTGTTTGGTAGGCAGGTGGATTTGATTTTACCACAAGCTTATATCGATCAGCCCAATAAGGAGCTGGACCAGTAATTGTTGTGACTAATTTATTCTGAAAAGAAGAGAAAGCTTGAGGAATGAATATAGTATTGCTCTTGGAAGTCAGAACACTACTTCTTCTTCCGTATTTATCCAAATAAACTTTTCCAACTTCATAATTTCTATTTGTCTTAGCTGTACCAGAATTAATATCATTGGTAATAGTAAAATTAGTTCCTGCGGTAAAGGTTAATGAAACAGTTATTAACCTGTCGTTATCATCACTATCTTTAAAAACTAATGGGTTAAGAAATAATGAAGCAACACCTCCAGCGGTACCTTTAAATATTCTAGGAGGGCCTTGAAGCACTAGGTTAGAAGGAGGGCTGTAACCTCCCTGTTCGTTATAGTTTAGTTGAAAGTCTGAATTTATGATATCAATAAATACACCAAAAGACGAGCTATTAAATAAGTCAACTAAGTTTGCATAATCAGATTCAAGAGTGTGAAAAAACGTGTTATTGTAACCAAGTACACCGTTGATATCGGTTTCTATACTTACAACCAGTATTAAACCTTTTTCTAGCGAATACTGGTTAGGATTTGTTATGTTAATTCTTCTTATTTCTGCAAAAGAAATATCCAAGTTATTACCACTTTCTAAGGCTTGTGTTTTTACAGAAACAGTATAATCAATATTGATTGGAACACCTTGGCTATCCTCTATATTATAACCTTCAACATAATTACTAAAAACTGGAATGTTTTCTAATAAGGATAAAGCTTTAGCAAGTCTAGGAACATTATCAAAAGACCTAAATAGCTGATCACTAGGTAGAGGAATGATAGTTTTGTTGTTGGAAAACAAAAAGCTCTTTGTTTGATTGTCTCCCCATCCATTTTTACTTTTACTAAAAGTTTCAATAATCATCAAAGAATTACTCAAAGTCTCTTTTACTAAGAGTTGGATTTCTGTGACTTGTTTTTCTCCAGTATTAAATTCAATTTTGGCAGCATTAAAAGAATTGATCATTCCTAAATTATCTAAAGTAAAATAATCTAAGTCAAAGGGTTGTGGAGTAAAGTTGTAATTACTAAAATCGGAAGGTGCGCTATATTCGCCATCAAGATATCTAAATCTAGAGGCAAATAGAAAAAATCTTTCTTCATTATTATTGCCTCCGTCCAAGGTGTAGGTCGGTGTTATTTTTGGAGCTTTTCTTGGCGGTTTTTTTATAAGCAAGATATCCTCTTCTACAAACCCATTTACCCCATAGGTTTTAGCTCTCTCGATGTTTATGCATATGGGTTGCATATTATCATCAGTAAACAAAAGGAGGTCGCTCTTGACCTGTTGAGTGTTGACTTTAACAATTCCTGTAATAAGATGATCTTTGTGAAGAGAAAAAACACGGGAGCCTTCTTCTCTAGTATCTCCTAAAACCAATGATTGTACTTTATTGAGATCATCCCATTCGAATAAAAAACTTCCTAAATCAGAAAGAACCAACCAGTATATTTTTTTTCGAAATTCATCTGAAAAATTACCCATGTCTAGAGGATTTTCTCCCACGTCATAGCTAGTCAACTTTTTATTGGAAAGCATGACTTCTATGGCTCCCATATCATCCCCTTCGCTATTGATAACTTCAACCCCGAAAGCATCTCTATACTCTCCTTTTGGCATTAATCTTATGTCTGCATCTTTATTAAGACGGCCCTTTACAAAGTTTTGCTTAAATATCATTTTGGCATAGAATTAATTTCACGACCTATTGTTAAAAAATCGAAATTTAGAGAAGCAATCAAGGCTTTGTGTCTTTCGGTATTGTACCTATTTCTAGCTGAGGACTTATCGTACTGATTTGCATTCCTTCTTGTTGATATAATTTCAGAAATCGCAAACCACCTTATAGCGTCTTGCAGGTCTTTGTGAACTTTTATTTCCTCTTCTCTTATATTTTCAAGATCCAACCCGTCTGATAAATATTCAATAACAACATCTTGATCTTCAAGGTTACTGCTAAAATGAATAGTACCTCTTTCCTCGTTTACTTTAAACTCTCCATGTTTAGACAAAAGAGAAGTGTCTTGTGTAGACTCAAAAGTGTGTCTAATATGTGGTGTTTGGTAAGCATTAGCCATATCTGTTGTTAGCAGCTCTCCTTCGTGATTAAAAAGGATTTCATGCTTATAATTTTGAAGATATCCGAATGCTGTATTTATTTTGTTGTTGATATTCAAAGGTTGTAAACGTCCTTCTTCATTTATCACAGAAACCCTAATCCAATTAACATAGTTCTGGGGCAGGGCAAAATACAAGTTAGGACCCACCGTTAATTGAGCCACATTAAACATTTTTTGAGTAGCATTATTTACTACTCGAATACCTTTTTTTAATTTTCTTACAATTTGGCTTCTTTTTGTATTAGCCAAAAAACTATCTGTATCGGTTGTGTCGGCAAGCATATCATCTACTAAATCCTTAAGAGTGATATATTGGTATTTGCCCCAATTTTTCTTATCAGCATAGTAGTCTGAAGGTTTTTGTATAGCCATAATTAAGAAGCGTTATCTTGGTTAAAATCTATACTCTCTTGCTGCATAGTGTATGATAATAAATCAGTCTCTTTAAGATTTACACCAAACGCCATAAGAACCCTTCTTACCATTTCATTTTCTTCGCTAGAGTGGATATCCGCATCTTGGAAGTTAGCGTCATCAGGGTTAAATAACTCTACATCATTTACACTTGTATAAGTCCATTTTGGATATTTTATGTTTCTCAAATATGATATCCTTACTTTGCTACCATCTTGAATTGGAGCAATCAATATACTTTTTCCAATGATTGTATAGACTGGATATTGAGTTGTAGCTAAGCTTTTTTGAATATTAAATTCTCTTCTGTTTCTGCAAAACTCTAGAGTTCCACCTTCTACTATTTCAGACTCATCTAAATACCTCCAATCGGAAGGAAGCTCTATGCGACTGCCTTCTACAGTAATTGGCTCTGATTCTTCAAGGTAGTGTAATATCTTTTCGCTGTAAGTATCTGGTATGTTAGCAATTCCTCCGCTAATTACGCCTCTGTTTTCTCTTACAATTAATCGATTTAAGTCATAAAAGTATTCTTCATTACGAGACTGTATGGAATCATGAAGAGCAAGCTCAAATTTTCCTGGGGTAAAGTTCCCTCTCATCTGAGTGTTTATAAAGAACTCAACCTTCTTTTTGATTTGATCTATCATTTTGCTATAAGTAAAATTTATATCTATCACAAAAATAATAGATTTAAAGTGTTATTTTAGTATAAATATTATATAAATGAGATATAATTAAAATATATATTTGATGTTATTGAATGATCTAGAAAAAAAAGTACTGAAAGAGGTTTCAGACTATCACGATAAAACAAACGGCAAGTGCGGTATAAGTGCCATGTTGATTGCGGAACAACTCAATATGAGCTTCTTAGAATTACGGGAAACATTTAATGACCTTAACGACAAAAAAGCCTTTACAATTAGAAAAGGAATTAACAGCATACTAATATTTAAAAAATGATATCACAAGAAAAATTACAAGAAAGCATACATTTTAATTCTCTGGATCATATCCAAAAACAAATGATATTGAAAAAGGATAATAGAGAAAAGATTTCTCTAGGATTAATAATGAGTCAACTAAGGAGCTTTGATTTTTGGCTTGAAAAATGCCAACCTTCGGATCGCCTTAAGACAATAGTACAAGAATTAATTGATAACAGAAAAAAATGAATAAGAAGTATAATATTATCTATGCAGATCCAGCGTGGTCTTATGATGATAAAAGTTTAAATCGTGGTGGTGCTAAAAGACATTATAAAACAATGGATATTGAAGACATAAAAGGCTTACCTATAAACAAAATAGCAGACGATAATAGTATTTTGTTTATGTGGGCTACCTTTCCTAAGCTTAATGAAGGTTTGGAAGTTATAGCTGCTTGGGGATTTAATTTTAAAACTATTGGTTTTGTTTGGATAAAAACCAATAAACGATTTAATAAAAACCAAATATCATTTATGCCGTTAGAAAGTTTAGATGTTTTTTGGGGAATGGGTAGTTGGACAAGAAGCAATGTTGAAATTTGCTTAATAGGAACTAAAGGAAAACCTCAAAGAGAAAATGCAGATGTTCATTCGGTTGTGGTTTCTGAAATACAAAAACATAGTAAAAAACCTAATGAAATTAAAGACATGATAATTAGGCTTTGTGGAGACTTACCAAGAGTCGAGTTATTTGCAAGAAACCAATCTGAAGGTTGGGATTCTTGGGGTAATGAAGTTAAAAATTCTATACAGCTATAATTAACTTATTTAAAAACTAAAAAATGGGAGGATTAGCGAGAATATGTAAGATGTACGGCTCCATGGAAGTGGCTGACGCAAATGGAAAAAAGGTAACTTGGGTTTGGGATTATGTGAATGATAAAGCAAGGGTCAAAACTGAAATGACTTTAAGTGAGCGAACGGCAAGCGAGAAAGCGAAATGGTTAGGGAAATAATGAAACATATTGAACTAACAAATATTGCATCTAAGTGGCTTAAAAAGCATAACCAAAACACTTTAATTCCTAATTGTGCCACAGTAGCTATAGATATGAAAACTATTGAGCAAGAAAAACCTGACGTAATAGGATGGAATTCTTGTAATTCTATAATGATTGAAGTAAAAGTTGGAAGAGGAGACTTTTTAAAAGACTGTAAGAAACCGTTTAGGAAAATAGCTAAAAAAGGCGTTGGGCAGTCTAGGTTTTATTGTTGTCCAGAAGGATTGATTAAAGAAAGTGAACTTCCCGAGAAGTGGGGTTTGCTTTATCTAAATGACAAAAATAAAATTGAAATAATAAAAGTAGCTGAATTACAAGAAGCTAACTTAAAAGCAGAACGAAACATTTTAATAAGCTTGATTAGAAGAGCTAAATCTTAGAACTTATGAAAACAATACGCCACATGTGTACAAATATTGAAGGATTGTTGAAAAACATGAAGGGTAAGAAAATTAACTTTTATCAAGATGATGACGGTAATCCAATGACTGATCGACAAATCAGAAAAGAAATATCCGAACTTCAAGTTAAAGGACATAAATTAATGCCTAACGGAGTTTGCGAAGGTTTCGACCCTTTTGGTGGTGGTTGTCCTGGGCATCCTGTAGATGAATCTAAATTTTAGAAATTATGTACGTACCTAGTAAAGAAAACCCCTCAAGCAAAACAGTAGTGATTATTGGAGGTGGTCGTAGTAGCTGTAAAGAATTTTTAAGATCACTTGCTATTAGTTCTAGTTATGTAACTCCAACATGCGCTCTAGTTGATAGAGGAATTTTAATTAATAATACAGATGATTATTCTTATAAAATCAATCCAAGACCTTATTTTGAGGAACCTTGGATTGATCCTCATGAGCCTGTAATTAACTACAGAAAGCAAGAAGAAAGTTTTGCCAAAAATAGAAGAGCTAGAAAAAAAAGGAATCGTAAAAAGTAAGTAGATGAAAAGAAATTTCACAACAAAATACGAAGGATTATCATTAATCAATCGGTGGAAACAAAAGAAACACTCTAGGAATTGTGATTGGGTAATATTTGGAATACAAGAATGGTATTCAAGCCCTTATGACTTTTGTATTAAACTATGCTTTTTTGGAATAGACTTGCATATTTGGTTTGAGAAGAGTTTTAAATAGAACCTATACCAAAAAAAAGAGCCCTTTATTGCTAAAGGGCTCTAGCGTCGGGAAACGCACAACCAGCAGAACTGGAAAGTATTGTTAGTTAGTCAGCTTTAGGGCCTTCCGCTATTTTTTCTTTTATCCATCCCAAATCGTTTTTCTTATTGATTGGAACTGGCTTATTAAAATCATCTTCGTACTCTTCACGAGCTTCTTTTAAGTCAAGATCATCGCCTTCTTTAGACTTATGCGAATCTACACTATCCTCGTCTTTATTTGCAAGTATGCTTTGGATTTCTTCACTAGCTGTATAGTCTTTTTTGAACTCGTAACTTCTAGTTATTTTCTCTCCAATTTCTTGAAGAGTAAGCTTTGCACTTTCATCCTTACCAGATAAGAATTGACCTAGCTTGCTGATAGGATCTTGCCCTGCCGCAATGTTTATCAAGGATCTACCTGTATCAGCCCAACTAATTTGAGTATTGGTAGGGTTTATTAATAGAACGCCTCTTAGAACAGCTAAAGCAGCTACAGTCTTTGGTGCGTAATCTGGTTGCTTCATTTCTTCCAATACCTTCTCAGGATCGTCCATAGCGAATTGCTTGAGTTGACTTTCAATAAGCTTGTCACTTTGAGAAATCACATAAGCTCCTAATAAGACAAAAGCACGAGCTTTCATTTCCTCAGAATCCTTGCTACTTACAGCCTCATAAGCTTTAAATCTTAGCTCCATCAAATCAATATTCTTACTAGCAGTTACGTCATGGTCAACCTTATTAAAATGAATTCTATTCCATGGGTGCTTTGTTAGGATTTCGACTAAAACTTTGTTAGCGCTATCAACTTGTAAAGCACCGTCTTCAAACCAAACCCCTGGGGGTTCTTGATCGCCTTGATGATCTTCTTTAAAAATACTTACTTCACCAGGTATGTATTCGATATTCCTTAATCCAAGTGATTTTTTACCATCAAACTTTTCAAGCATGATGTTTTTAATAGGAAGCTGCCATGATGCAGGCCTTCTATTTTTTGTTAATTCATAATTTAATTTTGTTTTTGCCATTTCCGCTTGCTTTTTTATTGTTATTAAAAAAAAAGGGGCTGATATTTCAACCCCCTTTTAGTTTATTATACTTAATATACAGCAGACCCCCTTCCTACTAAGAAGTTGTTAGCTCCTGCTACTTGATTCAAACACTCACTTGTGTAGTGAGCACTTTGAGCATCTTTTACTTGTGGCGTACCATTTGGCCCAAATAATTTAAGCTCACGCTTTCTGTTGTAGGACTCATCACCTCGGTATCGTACACTTAAAAATGGTGTAGACACTGTGTTTCCATTGTCGTAAATACTTGTATTACCGTTAGGTATCATCAAGTAAGCAAGACCAGTTGCACGGAATTTTGTACTACCCATCAATGAAGGGTTATCTAAAATTTCCAAAGGCTGGAAAAAGAAAGTAACACCATCAATAAACACATCATTAAAGCCAAGCGCCATAGACATATCACGGCTATTATTAAATGCTCCATAGTTTCCACCACCTGAATAGTGAGCGTTTACACCTGAAAGCATTCTGCGGAAAAAAGTTCCTTGTTTGTGATCATGCCATACGTTGTAAGAATTACAACCACCACCTTGCTGCTTAAGTCTTCTCACTATTTCAGAAAGCTCCTCAATAGTTTCGATATACTCGTTAGCAATGTTTCCTCTATCTTCAATTTGAGGAATAACGCCCTTCATTCCTCTATTCTCTCCACTAGCTTTACGCTCATGAAAAAGATGGGTAAACTCTACCTTGTTATCAAATAACGTAGAAGTCCTCATCATCTCATAGTTGTGCCACTTAGGACCTTCGGGAGTTTGAATCCATGTTTTATGAATCATATCCGAAGCATTGATTTCGTAATATTCCTTTACAATATGACTGAAGTTGTCATAAATGGTTGGGTCCCATCTACGAGATGTTGTAAAGTTAGCATCTCCTTTAGCCCAAGAGTTAGTGAAATCGATAAGTATATCAACACTAGCTGCAAAGTCAAACGCTTCACCTCTTGTTACTGCTGTAAAAACTTTAGTAGAAGTAATTGCTGTAACTTCTGCTTGCCATTCAGCAACACCATCGGTAATGAGTATAATATCTTTAATACGCGCATTGTGCGGAGTTGGAGACGTAAATACATTTCCTGAAGTGGTTACATTTTTTACTGCATTATGCAGTCTTCCTTCTTCTGAGTGTGATATCTTATCGGCAGCATAAGTGCTTTCGTTTCCAATAAGCTCAGTAAGCTTAAGTATTTTTCCTTTTCCATACGCGCTGTGAAGCTGTGGAATAAGCTCAGGGGCAAATTTCTGAGCATAGGTGTAGTCATCTATGAAGTTTTCAGCGGTGGCATTTACACCTCCTGGAGCTGCAATTACCGCTGGGCCTCCTGACAAGTTAGCGTCTAATAAATCAAAAGCCATTTTTTTATGTTTTAAAAGTTAAAATTGTTCTGGAGTAAGTCCTCCCAATCCCTTTCCTTTTTTTTGTCCTGTTGCAGCTCTCCAATTCATAATTGAGTCTTTAGATCCTGAGTTTCCACTTCCAGGTATAGACTTAACTTTTGGAGCTGCGTTATGCTCAATAGCTGAAAAATCTTCCGCTTGTTGAGCTAACGCCTTGTGTACAATTGCGGTTATAGCTTTTTCCCTTTTTGCTGGATTAGCCCAATGGAGGCCTTCTTGAAGTTTACCATAGTCTAATCCCTTATCGCCACCAAAAGCTTTTTGATAAAAACCGTCTATATCGAGTGCAGAGGAAGCCATATCACGCACTTCTTCTTTTGTGTACTCATAGCCGACGTTCATCACTTTTTCGGTACCGTTATCATCAATTTTGATATCATAAGCAGAAACCTTGATTTTATCCGAGGAGTCTTGAATGCTTTGTTGATACACTTTTTGTTGATCATATAATTTGTCATATTTTACTTTGGACATTTGCTCTCCATTTTCGAGAGTGACCATTTCAACATCGCCTTTTCTTTCGGCAGGTTTTTTGTATTTCTCTTGAAGTTCTTTTTGAGACTTTAAATAATCAGCTCCATAGTTTTTCAACTTCATTTTTTCGATTGGAGACAATCTTTCAAAATCAGAAACATCTAATTTTAATTCGTCTTCTAAATAATCATCTACATTAGAGCTGTCTAAATAACCATCGCTCATTGCAATAGCTTTTTCTCTTGCTAGTTCGGCAGGGTTTGTCTTACTATAATCTCTATTGAGAGTTTTAAATTGATCATACTCCCGATTAGTTTCTTTATTGTACTTTAAAAATTGTAAGGCCTCTTCAGATAAACCCTCAAAAGGATCTGCTGCAGGCTCAGGATCTTTAAAGAAATCATCAAGGCTTGCAAACTCTTTACCTCTTTTTTCTTTAAAGTATTTTAAAACAGCTTCATCGTTAATTTCGTTTACCGTTGGCTCTGGGTCAACTGGCTTGGGATCGACTGGATCTAATGGGTCAATTGGTTTAGATTCTGGATCTACTGGGTCAATAACTGGATCAATGGGTTCTATCGGTTTAGCATTTGGATCAACTGGCTTTGTATCAACTGGATCAACAACTGGAGCAGCTGGCTTTGTAGCAGCTGGTTTCTCACTAAATGCATTTAAAAAACTTTCCCCGATAGCCATAGTATTTGTTTTATCTATTATATACTACAAAAGTATAAAATATAATGATACAAATACAAATATGTTTATACTAAATCTATACTTTACTTATACTAAATTTTAATGAATACACTTAAAACAGTGGTAAAACAAAAATCCCACTCACAATAATTTGCGAATGGGATTTTGAATTTAAAAATAGAATCAGATACTATCCAACTCCTAAAAGCTCATTTAAATTAAAATCTGGTTTAGTGAAGTCGAAAGATCCTGTGTCTTTTAATCTTTGATCGATTAATACACTTTGCTGACTACTCTTAACGTCCTGTCTATCGTCTTTAGCCTTCTCTTTCATTTCATCACGCTTCAAGATTGTCAACCCTTTGGTTTGTTCCAAATAAACATCTTGTTCGAATTTTGACTGTCTTAATGGTTCTTCAATTTGCATCTTAGCTTGTAATTCTTTCAAAACTAATGCGCTTTTTTGAGCATCATATTGAATGTCAATCATTTTCTTTTGTTGGTACACTGTAATTTCTCCCTCTTGTTTTGCTCTTGCTGAATCTATATTGTTTTTAGACTGAGTTTTATTATTAAATTCAGTCTCCTTCATTCTTTGCTTAATATTTTTACCTCGGACAAAGTGCATGTACTGTCTAGCTTGCTTCATGTTATTTCTAGCAATAGCCAATATCTCAGATTTATCAGAAACATCTATACTTCCTTCTTTTAAGGATATACCTAAGTCCTCTCTGAGTTCGTCCAATTCTTCTTTAGCTGGTACCATTTCGAGTGTAAAACCAAACTCATGAAGGCTTCTATTTTCTAAGCCTTTAATTGCTTCAATGTTTTCACGTCCTACGGCATCCGAAAGTGTTTTTCTTAAATGCTTAAGTCTTTCGAATTTAAAAATCCCTTTGGTTCTTGCGCTTATGGTTTCGCATACACGCTTATCAAACATTACCGAAGCATCGACAATATGTTTAGTGGCCGTGTTGTTGGATAATTGAATCATTTGATTTGTGCCAACAAGAGATTGTGCTCCAACTGGATCTAATCCTGTAATGTCTTCAATCTGCTTGTAGTAGAAACTCCAAGAATTTAATAGAACACCCAAAGCACTACCTTGTTGATTTGGCATTGGTCTGGCGGCATTTCCATCCTTCATGCCATCTTCGCCCATGTTCACCCTTTTTTTAAGAACAATACCTTTTACGTTTAGATAAGAAAGAGCTTTTTTAATATTTTCTTCTGGGTTTCCTTTAGCGTCACTTATAAGCTCGGCCACTTGATCCATGTCAATTTCAATAAGGTCTGGTTTTAGCTCAGCCACTAAATGCTGTATTTTTAAGTGAATTCTTTGAAGCTGTTTACATAACGCAATTATGTTTTTAAGAAAACTCCTAAGTCTGTTTCTGTAAATGCTAGTAGCTTGGACTACAAAGGGAGGAAAAACCTTGTTCATTTCGTCCTTTGCTAAAATTTCACTTTCTTGATAATTATAAACAAATTCATCGCTACCAATTATATAGCTTCCCTCATACCAAGTGTCAAAACTTTTGGATAAACGGCTACTTTCGGAACCTTCAGGAACAACATAATTGTTGTCTCTTAATGATACTTTTTTAGTTTTATTGTTTTTATCAAAATATCTTTTGAACACAATTTTTTTATCGCTTTGGAATGTAAACCTTAATATCTGAATTTTAATATCTAAAATGGTTTGCATAGGCGCATGAGAAAAGTCAAAAGTTGTCTCATTAAATTTGTTTTGGCCAGCGTAAAGTTTTGCTATTTTACGGCACTTAACATCATTATATCCGCTTTCTCTTCTTAACTCATTTATGGTTATAGTATCAACATAGCCAAAATAGAAAGCATCACTAAAATCTTCCATTTCAGAAAAACTGTGAATGAATGTTCCTGGATCAACGTACTCAGGAACAACTCCATTGTTTTCATCTGTATAGATTCTAGAAACTTGAAGGCCAGTAATAACCGAATCCTTATCAGTTTTCTTTTTAGTTTGCTCCCACCTGTTTGTTTTTTTCGCAAAATTAATAAGTATCTCTTCTGAGATTTCTTGCAATGGTCTTTCTTTAATTTGACTGTAAAGATCAAGTTCGGCAACGTCTTGAGGAACAAATCCTTTTTCTGATAAATCTGGAAGGCCAAGAGCTGCTGCCTTTTTAAGCATTGGGTTGGCGGCCATGTTAGTTTTATGCCTATCGTATTTTTTCTTTTTTTCAAGAGAAGAGAATCTATCTATTGACCTAACATCTACTCTATAAAACTCACTACCCATGCCGTTAGCAACCTTATTTACAAATTTTTCAGCATAGTTTATAGGTGTAAAGTCTAGGTTGTGCAAAGTTAAATCGTCAGGCTGTCTTGCTGTGTGGTTTTTATCTTCTTCTAAATCTTGCTCACCACGAACATAGAGTCTTAGTTCATCAATCTCTATGTGTCTTTGGGTAAATAAGCATTGATTATTAATCATGCCACCACCAAACCATTCGGCTTGCATAGCAATAGCCCACTTTAAACCATAAGCAGGATCTTTCTTTTCTCCTTCTGAAGCTAATGGATCTGGTATTCCTATTACTTTTTTAGATTTTAAATCACTCATTACATGGCTATTTTAGAAACGGAACCGCTATTGTTATACACAGTAAAAGGAACAGTCATTCGTTTTTGTTCAACATCTTTTTTTATTGTCCTTCTTTGGTTCCCGACGTCAGCTAAACTAGCTCCAATATATGCATCAAATTTAGTTCTATTACTCGTATCAACTTCTTTATACTGATATAAAGTTCGTGTAAATGGCATATCTCCCATTTCACCCATTAATCGATAAGAATTATCTCTAGCAACACCCACATGATCTTCTATGTAAGCTTCTGTAGCGTAAAACTGAGCTTCCCCAATTTTGGTATCTTGTTGTGGTGCTCCACCAAACTCCTGCTCAGTAGAAGATAAATTAATCCATCCTTTTTTAAACGGATTATTCATACTAAAATGACGAAAGCCCCATTCTTTTATATTAGCTAAAAATCTTTCGTTTGATAGTTCTGATAAAAAAGGTATGCTATAATAAATAGAAGCCATAATTACATCTTCAAAAAACTGTTCAACTTTTTTAGGTCTGTCTATGTATTCTAAAATTTGAGCATTATTCGGTAAGCTCTCACACGTATGGGTTTTTGTTTTAAGTATGATCGCCCCGTTAGAACCTCTTCCGTCTGCATTTTTACTCCTGTTATAAGGGTCAACTCCAAACGTTCCAATATGTCCTGCCAATGGAGAATTAGCTAGTATTCCTCCATTTTTACGAACCATCTCATACTTATTCCTAAACTCTTTTGGAGGATGGCAACCTAGCTTGATAAAGAAACGCCCTTTTTCTGGGTCTGGATTCCATCTAACTGTTCCAAACCGAATACCGTCCACCCAAGAAAGATTACCCCTCTCTACGCCTGCATTACCTTTCCAAGTTCCGCTTTCGCTGTTATAAGTATCTTCAAGCTCCCATTTGTTATGCTCAATCTGTTCATCTATTTTGATTTCATTAAACTCGCAGTCACCGCTTTCATTTCTAAAGGCATCCTGTACGGTATCAGGATTTTGACGCATAAATTCGTTTAAATCTTCTGGATCATTTTTAAGCGCTTCAATTAAGTTTGCTAAAAAGCTTATGGCGCCAGTTTCTACATAAACTCCTTCATCTGTTTTTATGGGTTTTTTAGGGTCTTCTAGTATTGAAAATCCATACTCATCAAACATACCCTCAAGGCAATATTTTGAAGGAACAAATATTCGATAAAGTCCTGATTTTGTTTGTCCGTTAAGATCGCGTTCTCTACAGTCGCTTTGATCCCATATCTTTTTATATTCTGAACCTCCTTTTTTAAGTGAGTTTACAGTAGAGACAACCATAGATTTACCAGTGATTATAACTCCTTTTCTGTGTGAAGTTTTTACAATAGGCCAATATTTAGAAAAAGGAACATCTTTTGGATATTTTCCAGATTCATCAAGAAGTGATCTAAAAATAGCATCACCGTCCATTGCATTAATATCGGTGTTGTGCCATTCAACCATTGTTCCAAGTCCGTTACCCATTGAGACTGAAGCTCCAACAGATTTACGTTTTGTAGTCTCTTCAAGGTTTAGTTTTTTCTTAGGCGTATTAGTTCCATCCCATACAGGCCTAAAGAAAGAAGGAAGTCTTTTAAAAGCTGTAATGTATCGTCTAAATATTTTACTAGCATCATCTCCTTTTTTAGAGATCATTCCAAGCAATTTATCTTCATGCAAAGTAGCTGCTTCTAGCATTTCAAATATCGCTAAAAGGGAAGCTCCCATACGTCTATTTTTCACATACTGCATTCCAAAACATCTACGGTCAGCCTTGCAAGCTTCCCAGAATATCATAAGCTCACTTTGAATAACTCTAAAATTAGGGTGCTCAGCTATCTCCCTCACCCATTGAATACCAAACCAATAAGTACCGGTCATATAAATAGGTAATCCTTTGAGATATATCCAAACGCCTTGCTCTCTATTTTTGTATTGATCATCAATATAAGATTGATGCTTTTTAAATAACTTCTCTAAATAGGAGTCAATTTGATCTTGTTTTTTTTGAGCTGTTCCCGTAAATTTTGAGGTTATAGCATCTATGCTATTGTACTCTAATTCAGCAGGTTTTTTTTCACGATAAAACTTTTGCTGAGAATCAATTTTTTCGTGGTTAACTATATACTTTTTATTAGGCATTTCAGGCAGTCCAATCTTTAAGCCTTCGATTTCATAGACTTCGCCAAGCGTACCATCTTTGGAAATAATTACAACATCGTGTTCTTTGTTGTAACCATAACTCCAAGACTTAAGCTTATTTAAAATCTTTTTATCTTTGGCTGTGATCTTTAGCTCTACCTTATGTCCTAAGTAATGTATCATTTAGTTCTGGCTCTTTTTTTAGTTGGGTGTAGATATCCTTCTTTTTCTTCTTTTTTTCCTTCAGTAGTATTGTCTTTTTCAGATTCCTGAGACTCCTTTACATGGTGCTCAAGGCTTTCTATTTTGGTTAGAAAAAGATCAACTTGATCCAAGGCAACACTTCTCTTTTTTATCTTCTCAAGCTTCTTTTGTTCACTTTCTTCTTTATCATCTTCGCTAATATATTCCTGCTTGTTTTCATCAAAGATTTTAAACACATCGTCAATTAATGATTTGTATTTTTCAATCAAATTCAATGTTTTTTCCTTTCGATATTCTTTTACGTCAGCATCGTTTTTCATACGGCTTCTTTTAAAAGCTTACCTAAAGCATGATGATTCTTAATCCACATAAATTTCTGATCACGAATTGTAATATCAATAGCGGTAAATTCTTGATTATAAATTAAATCACCTTCATTAATTCCTTGACTTCTTGACTCTTTATTCGATATCATCACTCTAAGAAGAGGAGTTTGATCGGTATTTTTTCTACTCATATCTGGAATAAATATGGAGCCTATCTTTTCTATTTTTTCCTCTTTCTCTTTTGGCTCATATTTTTCGCAAATAAGATTATCTCCAAACGCTTTAAATTCAGTTCCTTCTCCCATAGAGTAGCAAATAATTAATCGAGGATCAACTTTGTAGTGTTTCTTTTCTCGATTAACAAGGTTTTGATTTTGCTCTTCGCCATGTTTCTGGAAGGTTTGGTTATGCACAACAATAGGATCTACCAAAACTCTAAAGCCTGGCTTTATTTTTCCTTTATAATCCATAGGAACATTGATGACTTCAAAAACATTATTAGCGAGATCCTTACCTGAAAAGTTTTTGTCAAGTTTTATTTCGACACCACTTTTAGTTTTAACACCTCCCTTGTAACGCTTTGGTATATGTACTATGAAATCTTTGTGTGCTTGCATTGCTTTATGATTAGTTTGTAGTAGTTATTTTTTTAGGCTAACGTTTTTTCTCAACGTCTGAGCTTCCAAAAAAGAAACCAAAAATTGATAATGCGACGCCTTCAACTATTCCTATTAAGTGTATAAATATTT